AAGCAAGCTGAGTTCAGGGAAATGCAGAACAAGATTGATGCCCTCCGTGAGGAGAACAGCACCTTCAAGTCTTCTGCAATGACCTCTCAGATTGTTGGTCAGGCGGTGGCTCCTATCAATCAGGTGTTGGCTGGCTTGCAGAACGAGGTGGCTGGTATCAAGTGTAAGTTGCCTGAGACCGTGACTACTCCTTACAGCCCATTTACTGCGGTTCCTAACTGCGTGGCTTATCAGGCTGGCTTGTATGGTTTGAATGCTGCTAACAATGCAGGATTCTGGGGTTAATAAGGAAAGGAGGCTGCTATGTTTTGGCTAAGACCATTTACATGGGTGAATCGTAATGGTTCGGCAGCTATCGCTTCAACGGGCGTGGCGGTGAACACCAACAATGTTGTTTTCTCGTTCAAAAACCACGCCTTCCTGAATGCCAGCTATAGAGGAACGATTTTCGTGAACCTGATGCAGGCTATTCCGACTGGAACGACTGGCACGCTGCCTATCCTTTTCGAGACCAACGGAAGTACTCAGGCTGTGACCAAGTATAATGGCGCACCATTGACGGTTGCAGACGTGCAGGGAACTGGTGTTTATCAGTTTTGGTTTGAGAGAGATACTAACACCCTACAGATGATGTCGGGTATTGTTTAACAAGAATAGATAATAGGAGATTACATTATGTTTCAAGGTTTAAGAACAAATTCTTTATTCTATGTGCTCGACAAGGGCGAGAACCCGAACTTGCGAATCGGTCAGGTGGTTTCAGTAAGCAATCCTCAGACGAAATACCCTACCTTTAATAACGGCTTTACTCCTCAGCCTATGGAGACCGTAGTGGACGTAAGGGTGAAGCTGGGTGATGAGGAAGTGGATTTCAAGCAACTGCCAGCAAACGGTCAGATAGCCAACGACAAGAACCTTGTGGTTAGCGACAACAAGGATGCCATGAGTGCAGAGGTGGATGCCATGCTGAGACAATCCAAGGCGATACTGGAGAGCGTAGATTACAACAAGAGGGTAGTAGAATCTTGTGAGGGAATGCTACAGCAACTCAACCCCCAGATAGCCAAGGAGAAGGAACAGACCGAGAAAATCAATAAACTGGAAGGTAAGGTTTCAGGTATTGAGGGCAAGATTGACAAGATGATGGGATGGCTCCAGCAGACCATGAGCAAGTAATCTCCTATCTATCTATTCACTTTAATATCTTATGATTATGGTAATGATTGAGATTACAGAAGATAAGTTCGATGATTTGTATGAAAACATCGAGTCTATGCTTGGTTTTGGCAGCAAGGCTATGTCTTGTTTGAAAAAGATGAAGCAGGAGCGTATGGGTGAGCGTATGCCTGATTATCGTGACGATTGGAGAAGAGAGCGTGAGGAACGTGAAGAGCGTGAGAACAGACGTAGATTCAACAACGTGAACGATGATTGGAACTACCCGAACCGCTATGGTGAAAGAGGTGGTGGCGGCTACAATGGTGGCGGTCGCTAGTGTTTAACTTGGGAGTTTTGGTAGCGACATTTATGTCGGAACCAGACTCCCTTTAATATTCAGCAATATGGGAAAATGCAGAATGCCATTGGATATGTATGACCTCAAACCTGAGGGAATGGTTTCTTATCTCAGATACAATGGCTATCATTTCAGTAAAAAAATGTGCGAATGGGCGGTTAAGCAGATGTATAAGTATGACCCTTCTACCAAGCGTGATGTAAGTGTCTCGTTTTGGGATAAGGAGAAGGTGGATGCCTTGCTGCTTGGTCAGGGAATTGAGGTGAAGAACAAGATAGGCTATGACCATGTATATGTGGCGAATATGGCGAGGGCAGACTTCTACAAGTCCTCCATCAAGGATGAGGAGCAGCTAGCCCAGTTTATCAAGGATATGGTGGACGATACCGACCAGAAGGATGGCTTTATTTTCAACCGATTCTATGCCGACTGCTGCCATAATGGTGTGCCTATCCCTTGGGAAGATGTGTTATGATGAGAAGAGTGATTGAACTCCCGAAGTACGATTGGAGCATAGTATGTTTCATAGGTTATCAGCCAACGGATGCCGATGAGATATGCCATGCTCTTTCGGGTATTGGCTGCAACGGAAATCCATTATCGGAAGCATATAAGCATCTGTCTTTATCGAGTGGAGATAGGGGGCTTACCTATTCCAATTTATCAGAAAGAAGGAGTGTTCTTGCCATTGGGGAGTGTGAGTCTGATGGCAGCATTATCAATACAATAGGTCATGAGCTTCTTCATGTGGTAGCGCATATCTGTGAGCAGGATGGAATTGATATGATGAGCGAGGAACCATGCTATATGATGGGGAGTTTGTGCGAGAAGTTCTTCAAACTTATGGGTTAAGCTTTCTGCAAAAGAAAAGAGGCAGTGCTAAGCACCACCCCTATTAAATTTTCTAATCCTCGAAAGCCAAAAACAATTCAACATCAGTTCTCGGGTGTACCTTATCTAAGTTGACTTTAAATTTGTTCCAATCATAATCAGACATTACCACTATTGTATGAATTGATGCAAAATACTCTTTCAGTTTAGGAAGTCCTTCCTCTCTGCTTAGGAATTGATGAAATTTCTTAGAACGATGCCCATTTGCATTCTTTGGATTGAGTTTCTCTAATTCAGGTAGGATAGGAGCTATACGCTCATAGACAATATCTCTAATCCAGTTACCCATAACACCTGGCATCTTTCTAGTACTTTGCCAATCCCAATGTTTCATCTTATAAATATCCATAAAGAACTCATCAGGAAATGTTTTCACCCACTTAGCTGCTTCTTTCATCAAGAATTGATTCAAGAAAGTTTGCAACTTGTCTTTGACATCATCCTTTACCTTATCAAAGCCAGTGGCTTCATCCACCATGGCGATTATGCCAACTCTTGCAAAAGCCCTCATTAGTATTTCACATTGTGCAGCTATAATAGCTTGTCTTGAAGACAGGGTTACGTGCTTTCTAGCTTCCAAGAATGCGTCACAAATATCTGCCAATGTTTCTGCCTTATAGCCATTGATGATACTATTACCATCTGTGCATTTTATCGGCTCTAGTTGGCCTCCATCTAAATACTTAGAAATGAATGGGTTAAGTGTCTTTTGACTAAGGTATCTGGTCAACCTTGTTCCTGATGGTTTTACCTCGTCCTCATCTATCATACACAATGCTTTTTGCATAGCATTACCAGAGATAACTCTAGTTCCATCACTTAAAACATAGCAAGGAATTTCAATTCCATTTAAATCCAATATTCCCCGAAACTTAACAACTCTATCTTCACTATATAAATCACCGACTTCAACTCCTAGAATGTCTGCCACTTTTTTCATTGTAGCTTTAGAAGTAGTTCCATTTACTATTTTGCTAACTCCTACTTCTGTCATACCTAGTTTTTCGGCAAGTTCCTTTTGGCTCATGCCTTTTTCTTTTAAAAGTTCTTTTATCTTATTCATATTATAAATTGTTTTATTTCGATTGCAAAGATAAAACAAATTATTCAATAAACAAAGGAAAATTAAACTATTAACTTATTTTAGTAGTATTTCTATGTATCAAACAAAGTTTTCCAAATAAAAGTAAAGGGTAAGCCACTGACCTACCCTCTATCTTATCTACTCATACTTTGGCTCCTCATACACTAAGTTATGCTCGTTTACGTAAGCTTTGGCTTCTGGGTATGTGTCAAACTCTACTGCTGTGGCATTCACTGATGGGAATACCTCAGCATTGTCACCTTCCTCTGTGAGAGGGAACACCATCTTGGTTCCCTCATGTACTACCTTATACTTCTTTGTTAACTTATTCATATCTTGTTTCCTTTCTTTACTTTAATGTTAAACTTATGATACCTTATGCAGGAGTGATTGAAACTGTGTAGCCCTTGGACTGCAATGTTGCAACTGCTGCATCTGAAGCTGACGTGCGAGCGCCAATGACAGAAATTATCTTCTCACTAGTTCCTTCCTTTACTTGACATTTAGATTGGTCTATCAACATTTTGTCAATGTTACTAATTTGGACATTTCCAGTTATTGATAAAATATAGGAAGAAGCATTACGTTCTCCCCATGTAAATACATTTGCATTTCGCCAAATAGAAACAAAAGTAACATTGGCAGGTAATGCAGCCAAGTCTCCTGTCAAAAAGGTATCAAAAAAAACTAATCTATTCAAATAGGTCATATCCTTAAAGGATTTTATATCACCTGAAACATTAGACATAGCTAATTTAGTTAAAGTTGTTAAGCTTTTTAAATTAGCAATATCTCCAGTTACTTCTGTATTCGATAATTCTAGAGATTGCAATGCTGTTAAGCTTTTTAAATTAGCAATATCTCCAGTTACTTCTGTATTCGATAAATATAAAGATTGCAATTTTGCCAAATTACGTAAATATCTAATATCACCTGAAAAATTAGTATTATTCATATTAACGTTAAGCAGGTTTATGTTACGTTCAAGACTAGAAATATCACCATTTACAATGGTATTATAAAGTTCTAAATTACTCAAATCTTTAGAATATTTTAAAGCTGATATATCAAAACTTGCAAATTTACTAGTAACCTTTACATAAGTTAAAGCATATTTGTTTGGTATTGATACATAAAACTCCGTACCATTAACATATAATGTATTGTTGGTATTAACATTTATAGTAACACTTACACCTTTATTTTGACTTAATGAAGAATCACAAAAGTACCCATTGCCAACAATACTAAGTTGCATACCTTCACTTGCAGATAATACTATTGTATGTTCCCCTAATTTAGAGGAAGAATTTAAATTTTTAAAAATTATTCTCATTTCTCCCAGTTTTAATAAAGAACTATTAGAAGTTGTCCCATTTAATTTTGTAACAAAACATTTTTCCATAATTATTTCATTTTAAATTTAAAACATTTATCTTGTATAATTATATACTTTATCTAGATTCTCAATATTTTGCATAATCCATTTTTGAGCACGATATAAGCTATCACAATGCTTAAATTGCTTTAATGGACAAAATGCACTTATTGTGTGTGGCTTATTATAAGATAAGGCTGTAGTTTTTTTAATACAGCGGTATTTATAAAATCCCATTGTTGAGTTTATACCAAATGACACTTCATCTCCTATGTCGTAAGATATGGTTGCATCAAATGTTTCTGATGATGAAGTCAAATATATACCTTTTTCATCTTTCTCAATTTCCCAATAATCGCTTCTTACTTCTGAGTCTGATATACAAGGAGAATCATTCCATTTACTATATTCCTTTTCATAAAAAGAAGTACCTATACGCATAGTCCAATTTTTAAGTTCTCCAAAAACATATTCAGAAGTTATAATGCCTTTGTCTGCAAGAAATTTATAACGATTATTTAATTCATCTGAATAATATCTAAAGATATATCCTGTTGGTATATGTATACCTGTATCAAGATGTGTTGTAAGTGGAGTTGTTATATTTGTTCCATCAGGAGTTCCACCAAAAGCTTGGTCACAATCATATAGTTCAACCCACCATTTTTTACCATTATAAGTAAACCACTGCCAATTTTTATTCAAACCATCAGCATTTTTTGTAATATCTGATATAATTATATAATCTATCAAATTATCCTTATCAAAGTAACTCTCAAATACGGATTTAAATTCATTTAAGTTTTCACTTGTATGTGAAGATGAATCATATTTATTCATAGCCACCTTTATTGCAGGAATAGCATCAGCTAAGTTTTGAATATATTTTTTTACTAAAGCAGTATTCTGCAAATCCTTTTTAATTTTTGATGAAATAGTGGTTCCATTTGGTAAAGAACCAATACTTATCCAGGAATTAATTTCAGAATCACCAGCAATTTCTTCTTGTTTAATATCTGCATTATATTTATTTCCACCAATGGCATAAAGACCTTTAGGATTTCTGATTTCAAATTGAGTCCAATCAATCTTATCTTTACCATTAAAGATTGTATTAGGTCCCAATGTTCCATCCAAATGAACATTATTTGCTGAAGACTTGTTTAAGTGGTAATTATCTCTATGTTTCTTTAACTGATATGAGAATATTCCATAGAAATCCCCATTAAGATATATAGCCACAGGGAAACCATCTGGAAAGCAACGTGCACCTGTATCTGTAAGAAGTTCAAATTCTCCTACATAAGGATTTCCAAAACTCTTGGTAGTTACACCAATATTAGACATATCAAGTAATGCTTTCTTCCAAGGTCTGTCATACATATTTCCTCTAGTTCGCACTATCTTGTCATATAGTTTATATGCTACAGCATTTACTCCCCTAAAGAACTCTGTATAATATGCCTTTATATGAAATGAATCTTGTGGAACCCATTCACCGATTCTAACTTTTGGAGTATCTTCCCCGACCCATTCGTCATCACATAAATCAACTGCTATATTTTTCTTTACATAGTACATTGATGAGTTGCCTTGCGCATTAAGGATAGCATGTTTCTTAAAATAGTTCCCCTGCATATCCCAAAACTCAAAGAATGCCTTCTTGTTATCAGTCTTGGTTGTAGGCATAGAATCTATATTTGTGATATTAATTATTGCAAAGCGTGGCTCTGGTATTTGTATAAAACTACTTTCACTCCAATCTATTGGTGTCTTTACATCAAAACCATTTGCTTTGAGGGCATCTTGAATATCATTAACACTATTGCCTTGAAGATTGAGATTAGAAACTTCAAGATTAGTAATATTCATATCATGTTCATGTTTCTTGCCATTTGAATCACGATATGACATTACTTTATCCTCTGCATCAGTTGTAATTTCCGTTCTACCCTCAGGGTCTTCAATATGCTCAAACTCTGTAGGAATAGTCTCAGACTTGGCATTATGAATATAGTGACTACCATCAGGATTTGTTGCAGACAACACCTTACCTTCTGCATCTTGCTCAACTGCAAGATATTCCTCGTTATCCTGCAAAGAGAAAACGTCAAGAAGTTCTTTGAGATTGGTGTCTATTGTACCTACCTTTTCCTGCAAAGCAGCTACATCTGATTGAAGCTGAGAGATAACTTGCTTCAAGGCATTGACAGCATGGATTTCACCAATGATTTCTCCGTCTCTTCTAAGACCAAGTACTACTTTATCGTTTGTAGTAACCCAAGCAGCAAAGTATTCCTCATTCTGAATGACATGATACATTTCATTGAGAGGATAATAAGGCTTGCCAGTTGCTCTGTAGAAGCCAAACAGAACCTTATCATTAGAATCCACTATAGCTTTAAGGAACTCTTCGTTCTCAATTACTCTAAAGCATTCCTTTACTTCATCTTCAATGAGAGACTTGCCTTCCTCTTTGTCAACCTTTGTGTCTTGAATATTTGCAAGAGTTGCATCTGTTGTTTGCTGATAAGTTTGCAAAGAGCCAGATAATTCAAGTTTGATAGATTCCATTTTGCCTGATAAACTAGCAAACTCATCACCGACATAATTCAAGACTTCTTGGATTCTCTGTCTGACAGGTGCAGGAATACCCTTGCCCCACTCGATAGAACCATCAAGTTGAATACCAAAAAGGAAGTGGTCTTCTGCATCTACAATTGCCTTGATGAACTCAGGAGACTCAATTTCACGGAATGGAAGAGCAAACTGGGAGACTACCTTATCCTCTGAATCACCGAACTCTTGGGCAATATTCTCCTTGTCGAATTTCTTATCAAGTTCAGCGTTGACTCTTTCCTGCTCAGTCTGAATCTGAGAGTCAACATCGGCAGAGTTGGCTTTCTTGCCAATCTCTGTGTCCTGAGATTTGTTCTTGTTTGCAAGTTCATCAATGGCTCCCTGCGCTGTTACAGAATCAAGTCCACTCTCTGTATTCTCGTATGTTACTGCTGAGGCTTGGCTTGCGCCACCACTTGCGGAAATGCCCTTGATGGCTTCCTCCATCTGAGTGCTGCGAGTCTGCAACAATGAAATATCATCATCGTTGGCGGTGATTTGCTGCTGCTTATCGTCAATCTGAGACTGGAGGTCTGTGTCCTTCTCGTGAAGCTGCTTGACAGACTGGTCTATATCTTGAATCATCTGATTCAAATCCTCTGGAAGACCAGTGGCGGCTTGGATTGTTTTACGAAGTTCTGGGTCAAACTTTCCAATGCCAAGCGTGTTGTCTGCTATCTTTTCGTTTGTGACGGAACCATCCTTGATTTTCTCGGTAGTTACAGAATCGGGAGACAACTTGGCGTTGCCGATGCTGCCGTCTACTACCTGAGAAGCATCAACTGCATTGTCGGCAAGTTTATCCTTGGTGATAGATTTTCTTGCTACCTTCTCTGTTGTTACAGACTCGTTGGCGAAATGTTTGGTCTCCAAGGATGCTTCACGAACAACTCTGCCATCAACAGACTGGTCGCCCAACTTTGCATTGGTGATTGCTTTCTCCTCCACCTTCTCCGTGGTTACGGCTCGGTCGTTGAGCTTTTCGGTGATGATAGACTCATCCTTAATCTTATCCGATGTTACCGCATTAGGGGAGAGTTTGGAATTGTCAACTGCGCCATCATTCAACTTATCCGTGGTTACTGCCTTGTTGTTGATTTTTTCGGTCTCTACGGATGAGTCGGCAAGTTTGGAGGTGGTGATGTTGGCATCTGCTACCTTGTCGGTGGTGACGGATGCGGCATCCAGTTTGTCGGTGGTTACCGATTCATTCTCCAATTTCTCTGTAGTAACGGCTTTGTCGGCAATCTGCGTAGTTCCGAGTTGGTCAGTCTTGTTGACCTTCTCGTCAAGAAGCTCCTTGGTGGATTTACCCGAACTCTCATCCTTGACATATCTGGTGTATGTCAAGGTCTCGTCGGCTGCTCCACTTACGAGCGTGTTGTTATAAACGGTTTCTTTTGCCATATTACTTTAATTTTGCGTTATATATATATTCTCCTGCTTTCAACTCGTCTGTCCAATAATAGTAGATGTCTCCTACCTTAGTGGAGTAGAGGGATGCGGTGAGTCCTGACTGATAGAACTCTACTGGCACACGGCTGGCAAACCAGATGTATGGTTTTTCCTTGGTGGTGGTGATGTTGATAGACTTGTCTACGATGTCGCCCACTACCTTGGTAAGGTCTTCCATGTTGAACTGGCACATATCCTTGGCAGCGGTGGCTCCGTAATAGTAGATGTTATCATCACCATTTGCCATGATGCTTACGTAGCCTGATACGGCTGGAATCTCTATCTTGCCATCCTTGTAGGCTTCTCTTGTGATGTCGGTTCCGTCCATGACTACCTTCACCAAACCGAGATTGAATCCTTCGGCTGGAGTCAGCGTTGCCTCATACTTCTCGCCCAGCTTCAATGTGGCAGGAGTAGAGGAGAGGGTAACATCATCCAGTGAGTAGACGAAGGTGCAGTCAGACTGGTTCTTGGTGACCATGTAGTATCGAAGGTCGAACATGCCAACCGTCTCACCTTGGAAGACTCCGCAAGAAACCTTCACCCTATGATTGGTCTCAATAATCTGCAAGATGTTTCGCTCCACACTCTTCATGGCATAACCATCGTAGTTCCATGATACGGCTACATTGTAGTTGCCGATGTCAAGGGTGGATGGGATATTGCACACCAGCACATTATGCTCTATGCCACCGATGGACGTGGGCACGATGATGGAATCATCGAAACAGCATTGCAGTTCCACCTTGATGTCGGATGCCTGAGTCATATCGAAGTCAACCAAGCGGTTGAACTCTTTAGACATATCCATCTTTCTCACCAAGATGTGGAGTTTGAAAGCGTTGCCTTGTACAATTTTATAAATCATATTTGATACACATTATTAATAATAGTGCAAAGATAGGCAGAATTTTCTCTACCTATCTTTTATCCGTTTATTTAGGTGGAATATTTTTTTAGATTAAGCCCTTCCAGCGGAGGAACTTGCGCTTGCGGGTTTCCTTGCCTTTCTTGCTCTTGCAGTTGGTATGGTAGACGCAATCCTTGAAGAGGTCTCTGACCTTCATGTCGTTGTCTACCAGTTTGGTCTTCTTGAATGCCTCGAAAAGTGAGCGGTTCATAATCATGAGGTTGCCCTTCTGCGTAGGAAGGACGTAGAAGATTTCACCATTGTTCTTCTTGGATGCATAGTCTGCCTTAGCCGTAGCTTGGCGGTACATGATTTCGCACTTGATGCGCTTGAAAATCTTTGTTACTTTCATAATCGTAATTATTAACTGTTTGAAACTATATGATGGTTGCTGCCGAAACAGAAACCTTTCTTCTCATTACTCTTGCCTGATTCTGTATCATCTTAGGCATTTCCATTTCATTGAAACAGATGTGGAGTCCGATGGCTCTAGTCATGAGCAAATCATCGTGCTTTCCGTCGATGGCTCCGTATGCTCCGTTCTTCTTACGCTCGTAGGTAAGGAACTCGTTCAGGCATCGCTGGTCTCGCTCAACGTATAGATGTTCTCTGACTACCTGAACCAATACAGAGATAACCATCGGCTTGGTTGCCACATTGGTATGGAATCCGTACTTACGTGGAAGACCTTCCTTGATGTCTGCTTCGCTCTGCTTGCGTGCATAGAGATTGTCGTACTCATCCTTGATTTGATTCAGGATAAACTCTGATTGGTCGCCACCTTCCAAGATGTGCTCCTTGTCTTTCGTCTCCAAGGTGTTGGATTCGATAACCAATAGGGCATTGTCGTAGAACTTTGCTATCTGGGCAGCCTTCCATGCCAGCAAGTCCATATCTATGTGTCCGTACCATTGGGCTACCACGTATGGTTTGCCGCCTTCCATCATCCAATAGCGGTCGAAGACACAGATAACAGACCAGTCCGCCTTGCTACCTCTACCACCAATATCTACAACAACCAGATAGCGGTTGGTTACCTTGCAATCGTCAAAGTACTCAGGTTTGCTCCATATCCACAACTGCCCAGTCTTGTCTTCCGAGAACCGCACGTTCTGTAGGCACTTCTTACCCTTGTAACCATCACCATAAACATCACCGATGAACTTAGGTGCTCTGCAACCTTTCTTGAACTGGTCAACCTTCTCTTCTGCAAATACCTTGGCTCCTGAGTGCTTGAAGGCCTCTACTGGGTCAGAAGGGAATCCGCTAGCCATATCTCCGTGGTCAGTGAACTTCTTGCGCTCCACGATATACCAGTTGAGTGCTTCCAATGGTGCTCCCATCTGCCACAACTTCCAAAGATAAGTTACTGGTTCCTCACGATTCGACATCGTGTTGGTGTTATTGCGGTTTTCGTATAGCCATTTGGCGAACTCCTCTTTCTGTTTCTTGCTCTCGAAGTCAAGATGGTAGAGGTCGTAAATCTCAAACCAAGGGACGAAGAACGGCTCAAATACAGATTCACCTTTCTCTGCTGCCAGCCACTCCTGATGGAAGAAGTTTCCAGTACCATTGGCGGTTGATTCATATACAATCATCGTGTATGGTCGGTAGAGCACACCATTGGTTGCATTCTGGATAACCTCCTCAGGTGACTTACCTTCTGTCTTCTCCCACAATCCTACCTCGGAGCAGTGGATAAGGTTGTAATCTTCACCATTGGCAGAAGTAGGTTTCTGCATGGAACCCACTTTAATCTTGCAGAATCGCTGAGGAACCTTCTTCACGTTTCCTGATGTTCCCACTCCCACAAACTTAGGCTCGCTCTCAGAATATACTTCGCCCATTTCGTGCAGGAACTTGGTCGGAAATTCCTTCAACGCCTCATCGAACATTCCTCGGATGGTTTCTGCGGTGTCCTTGACCTGAGCAATAATGAGCGAGTTAAGACCCTTCTGCCACATGAGTTGCAGCCATAGGAAGTACATCTGAATGACCGTTGAACCTCCCCATTGTCGGGCTTTCAGCAGGATGAGACGGATAGGGCGATTCTTCTTTCTTCGCTCCTCCAGCCACCTGAGCAGTCTGCGCTGCGGTCTTCTGAGCACAAAGCGGAAGGGGAGACCTCCACCTTTCGGTTTGATGTAGATGAATGTCGCAAAGAAGAAGAAAGGGTCGTGTTTCATTCTGATGCGAGTGAACTGCTCCACCAGTTGTTCCATTTCTTCCTCTAGGTTGTACGGCTCGTCTATATCCTTGTGCAGTTCCTCGATTACTGCCTTGCAGCTACCCAACTCGATGAGCATCTTGACGAGCGGAATCTTCTTCATGGAAACTGGAAGCTGTTGTCTCTGAATCGGGAAATCAGGAAGGAAGAGCAGGAATCGCTTATCTCCACAACCTTCACCCTTGATGGGATTGAATGGTGTGTTGATTTCCTTGATGCGTTTCTCGTTCTCTTTCAGGATGCCAAGCACATGTTTGTCTACAGCATCTGTCAGTTTGGCGGTTACTTGTCTTGGCATAGCGGTGCATTTAAATATCCCCACAACAGACCAAGTACATAGCAATAGATGTGGACTCCAACTGCCATGCAAGGGAAGAAGATTCCAACACAGATATATAGGAGAATGGTGAGATTGTATCTTACCTTATTCTCCACGCAGGGGGCGATAAAGCCCATGTAAGCATAGATAAAGCCGCTGAGACCGATGATTGGTAGGGATGAGGTGAAGGGATAGCTGATGGCTATGAGATAGAACACCACCAAGTGACCGATGCCACAAGGGATGGCTCGGTAGCATTGATGGAAAACATAAAGGTTGATGGCTGCATGAAAGATATTCTGATGAAAGAAAGGGTAGCTTAGTCGGTTCTGAATAGAGCAACCGTCTGAGAGACCCATGCCATCATATCCTAGAAAAGTGATACACATTATTATAATGTACCCAGCATAAAGTGCAATCTTCTCTTTCGCCTCTCGTAGCATCTTTGCTTCTCCTCCTTTCTCACCCTGCTAAGAATTACGTGTATGCTTTGAGGAGTCAAATAGAAACTGGGTGCTTTTTCAGCACATACACGTTTGATAATATCCATATTACTGAGATATGGCTCATTACTCTTATGAATCTGGAATCGTCTGAAAATCTCCTGATACATTTCCTTTCGGGTAGGTATCATGTTATCAAGAGGTTTTCCTTTCAGTAAGTCTAATATGACTATATAAGCACGGTCTTCTGATACCCAAAATCTTCTGCTCGGAGACTGGGCTAGCATCTGCTCAATCTCTGAGAGTCTGATATTGTCTCTTACCTTAATAATTTCTTTGTAAGCCCTCAATAAATCAGCATCACGTTCCTCTGTAAAATAGCATCGTGAATCCTTATATTTCATATCTGACCCTGCAAATATACAAAAAAGTATTGAATTAGTCGCATCCGATTAGACTAAATTAACGGATAAAAGATGAAAATCGGAAAAAAGCATTAATTTTGGGCATTGATTTATAAATTTACACATATATATATGGACGAAAATACAAATATTGAGCAGAATGCTGGTGCTGCAAAACAGCAAGATACCAAGACCAAGAGAGACTTGGCTTTGGAGCGTTTGAAGACCCGCCATCCTGATACGGAGTATGCGGATGATGAAGCTATGTATGGAGCCATCAATGATGATTATGATGCCGACCAGAAGGCTTTGCAGGGTTACAAGGATAACGAAAAGGCTATGGGCGATTGGCTGGGTAGTGACCCTGAGGCGGCTACCTTCCTTCAAGCTATGAAGGCTGGCAAGAGTCCTTACGCTGAGTTGATTCGTACACATGGCGAGGATGCCATTGATTACTATTCAGACCCTGACAATGCGGATGAGATTGCATCGGCTCAGTCGGAGTTCTTGCAGAATGCTGCCAACGGCAAGAAATTGCAGGAGGAGTATGACAAGAACATGCCATCCAGCTATGAGGTGTTCGACAAGTTGGAAGAGAAGTATGGTGAGGAAGCGGTGAACGATGCCATCGACCAGTGCTTTCAGACCATGCGAAATGTGGTGACTGGCAAGTTTACAGAGGAAATGATTACAGCTTTCATCAAGGCAAAGAACCATGATACCGATGTGGCTGATGCGGCACATGAGGGTGAGGTTCGTGGAAAGAACAGCAAGCACGTCAAGAACCTTGAACTGAGAAAGAAGGGTGATGGTACTGCCGACCTTGATTCTGCCAATGCGGAGACCAAGCCAACTGATAACCAGCCTGACCTTGGTGCTGTGGGCAGGGTATCACGAAGGGGTAACGTCTGGGAGCGTGGCAACGAGAAGAGAACACACATTAGATAATTCGACAAGGTGAAAAGATAATATATAATGTTTAATTAATATTCAGAATAACAATGAAGAAAAGTACATTTAATCGGCTGCTTTCCGTCTTTCTGATGGTTATGGCAGTTATTTTTGGAGTAAATGGTAATGTTATCATGGCTGAGGCGGCAAATCTGCCTGATGGCGGTAGTACCGAGAGTGGTGCTGCTGCTGAGGCTGGTGGTGCTCCTGCTGCTGGTGAAGCTGGCAATGGTGGTGCTGCTCGTCAGAGTGAAGGTATCAAGAGCGAGACTCAGGGTCGTGAGCACTATAACGAGAAAGGCACGGAGTATTACCTGAACGACATTGACGAGAAGATTACCAAGATTCGCCCGATGGCTACTCCAGTTGACCAGATTTCACGCTATGCGACAACCAAGTCTGCCAACTCGTTTGTAGTTGAGTATTGGAGTATCGGCACACGACCTATCAAGACTACCGTGAAGGAAGCAACAACGGAGAGTACTGGTACATCTATGGTATTGAAGGTAGAAGACCCTTCCATGTTTACGCTGGATGATACCATCCGAGTGGTAGGTGTGAAGGCGATTACCAACTATAAGGGTGTTGCATATTCTACCATTACTGATGCTCCTACTCCTGATTTGGAACTCTGCGTTTGCGGTAAGGACACAGAAGGTTATCCGATTGTGTATGCCGTGAATGGCAACTTGATTAACAAGCAGGCTATCGGTATTCCAGCCTTGAAGAAGGGTCAGAAGCTCATCCGTATGGCGAAGAGTTGTGGTGAAATGGACGTTCAGACGGGTCGTTTCAACAACCTTCCTGCATCTGAGACCCAGTATTGTCAGAACTTCATGATTCAGGTCGAGCAGACCACCTTCGACAAGATTGCTGCTAAGCGAGTGGATTGGGATTTCTCAGACCTTGAAGAGGATAGCATCTATGATATGCGTCTTGCCATGGAGGGTACTTATCTCTTCGGTGATATGGCTTGCATCAAGCACGAAATCAAGGATGGTTCTGCCCAGTGGTTTACCAAGGGTATCTGGTGGATGGCTGGTAAGGATATTGAGGTAGGTCATGTTGCTACTGCTGACGATATGAAGAAGGGCTATAACAAGAATGAGCGAGTGATTACCGACTTGGAGTTGGTTGATATTTCCAAGGACTTGTTTGTGGGTACTGGTATCGGCAACAAGCGCAAGGTAATTATCGCTGGTTCTGACTTCGTGAGTGCATTCAGCAAGATTGATTCTGACAAGTTCCGTTTGAAGGACACCGTTGATATTTGGAAGTTGAAGTTCAAGAGTTGGGAGACAGACTTTGGTGAGGTGCTGATGATTCACTCTGAGTTGTTCGACCTCTTCGGCATGAGTGACTGCGGCTTTGCACTTGACCCAGAGTTCTTGGTTAAGCGAGTACACTTGTCTTGGACACGAAACGTGCTCGACTTGAAGGCGGCTGGCATCCGTAACACCGATGCAGTAGTTATTCAGGAGGTAGCTTGTCTGTACTTGAAGTACCCTAAGGCACACGCTCGTATGCGCCTTGCTGCGGTTCCTGCAACAGAGGGCACTTCTGATACAGAGGAGACCAAGGCTGCTGCCTAACAGCAAGTAGAATTGCAAATTATTCATTAAATAGTGAGGGGTGTGGGCACTAGCCCCATCCCTTTTTTAGTAACACATATATATAATAAGGTATAATCATGTTTAATAAATATCAAGCTGGTTCGGATTTAGCATTCAGCGTTATGGTAGGTAACGAGCGGATGCGCATTATCTTTGAGGGTAAGAGTATGGGCAGCAGTGTCTATATGACAAGAGACCCAAAGGTACAGAAGGCAATCGAGTCTCATTATTGGTTCAACGACAAGTTCTTCTTGGTGGAGAGTATTGACGAAAAGAAGGAAGCTGCTGAAGCCAAGAAGAAGGCTGCTGCCAAGGCAAAGAAGAAGGTGGCTGACGAGAAGAAGACCCACATTGTGACAGATGTTGAGGATGCCAAGGAATATCTGGCAGAGACCTTCGGTGTGAGTCGTTCCAAGATGAAGACCAAGGAAGACATCTTGGCGATTGCTAAGGAAAAGGGTGTTGAACTAGAAGGACTGGAGTAATGAGTACGTATGCTGTATCTGAACTGGTGAAAGAAGTGAAGGTGCTCTTGGACAGGAACCAAGAGACTTCGGGCTTGCTGGCTCCTACCGATTCTGATACCTTGTCGCAAGGCGAGTTGATTCAGAGTAAGATAGTAGATGCAGCAAGAATCATATTGAAGGATGCTCCTGCCAGTATGCTGGATGGTCAGCGATTCGAGGGGCTTGATGTATCTTGGCAAGAGTCTTATGGGGCTTATGTGGGAACCATGTATCTTCCATCGGATATGATTAGGCTGCTGAGCGTGAAGGCTAGTGACTGGCAACGTTCGGCTCAGGTTATCACCGAGGATGATGATGCCTACAAGATGCAGGGTAGCAGATTCGGGGTAAGGGGAAACCCTGAGCGACCTATTGCAGCGTTGATTCACAGCGATGGCGAGCGGTTCTTGGAGTTGTATACCAGCAGGAGTGACAAGGCTACGGTGGTGCTTTCGTGCGTGTGTATGCCGATTATCAGCCAAGAGAAGATAACGCTGCCTGAAACCTTGAAGGATTCCATCGTGTATATGGCTGGCTATCTTGTTTGCGTCAGTCTTGGCGACAGCGATTCTGCAAGCGGATTGCTTGGGGTGGCTCGGAAGCTGGCACATATTGTTGAACCTACAGAAACATCATAAACTATGGCAAAGAAGAAAGAAAAAGCTAAATTGCTATCGTTGAGCAAGGTGATTGATAAGGATGAACTGGATAGCGTGAAGGAGTCGATGAAACGCTTTGACCGACCTTATGAGCGTGCCTTCTCTATCTTGCTGGAGGCTCAACGATACTACAACAACATGGATAACTTCCGAAAGCGAAGATTACGAAACAAGCGATACTGCTATGGAGACCAGTGGGGCGATATCATTGAGTTCAAAAGCAAGTGTGGCTTTAAAAAGCGTATCAGGGAGGAAGACTATATCCGTGAGCAGGGTAGCGAACCATTGAAGAACAACCTTATCAGAAGATTGGTGAAGAATGTGCTGGGTGTATATCGCTCCCAGAGCAAGGAACCTACGTGCAATGCCAGAGATAAGGATGAAAAGCGATATGGCGAGACTATGAGTGTGGTGCTGCAATGTAACCGACAACTGAACCGAGAGACGGAACTGGATGCCCGAACCATGGAAGAGTTCCTGATAAGCGGTGCTGCTATCTATAAGAAAAAGTATGGATGGCGAAGAGGTAGGTTGGATTGCTGGACGGACTACGTGAATCCGAACAATTTCTTCATAGACAACAATATGAAGGATTTCCGTGGTTGGGACGTGAGTTGCTTGGGTGAGGTGCATGACATTACCATCGGCAACGTGCTGAGAGAGTTTGCCAAGTCTCCTGCTGAGGCTCGTAAGTTGAAGGAGATATACAGACTGGCGGCTAACCGTGATTTCGTGATTGCTGATTGCACCCAGCGATTTGGTGAGTTCGACCCTAGGACTATTGACTTTATGAATCCTTCCAACCCTTCGCTCTGCCGAGTGATTGAGGTTTGGCGCAAGGAGAGTAAGCCAAGATACAGATGCCATGACTACAATAATGGCGATGATTTCAAGATTGATATTGAGGATAAGGCTGATATTGTAGATGCAGAGAACAAAGACAGAATCAGGCGAGGTATGGCTGCTGGCATGCTGGAAGAGGATATTCCTCTGATTGATGCCGAGTGGTTTATGGATGATTACTGGCATTTCTACTATCTTTCTCCTTTCGGTGATATTCTGAGAGAAGGCGAGACTCCTTATGCTCATGGTGAGCATCCTTATTGCTTCAAGTTCTATCCGTTTATTGATGGCGAGATTCACAGCTTCGTGGAAGATGTGATTGACCAGCAGAGATACGTGAACCGACTTATCACGATGTATGACTTCATCATGAGGGCGAGTGCCAAGGGTGTGCTGCTCTGTCCTGAGGATTGTCTTCCTGATGATATGAGTTGGGATGATTTCTGCGATGAGTGGAGTAGGTTCAATGGTGTGGTGAGATACAAGCCAAACAAGAGCGGTCAGGTTCCTCAGCAAGTGGCGAACAACTCTACGAACATCGGTATCGGTGATTTGCTCAGCTATCAGTTGAAGTTCTTCGAGGATATATCGGGAGTGAATGGTGCGCTGCAAGGGAAACCAGGAGTATCGGGTACGAGCGGTTCGCTCTATGCCCAGCAGACACAGAATGCTACCATGTCGCTGCTTGATATACTGGAGAGTTTCAGCCAGTTTATCATTGATGGTGCTTACAAGACCGTGAAGAATATGCAGCAGTACTATGACGTGGCTCGTAACTTCAATATCGTGGGTAGGGCAGGACAGATTGTACACTACGACCCTAAGAAGATTAGAGACGTGGAGTTTGACATCAATATCACGGAAAGTACGGCTACACCTGTATACAGACAGATGGCGAATGAGTTCCTTATGACCTTGTGGCAGAATCAGGCTATCACGCTGGAGCAGTTGCTGCAAGTAGGTGATTTCCCATTTGGCGAGGAGTTGCTGCAATCGGTGGCATCCAACCAGCAAGCCATTCAGAATGGTGAGGTTCCGCAAGGATTCTCTCCTCAGCTTCAAGCACAAGTTGCTCAGGCATCACAGAGCAATCCGAAGGCTCAGGCGATGTTGCAGCAGATGATGAGCGGTCAGGGTGTGAATCCTGACGGACAGACTCCACCGCTGGCGGCTTAGTTTATAGTTTATAGTTTATAATTTATAGTTATGATTGCAGACAAACCAAGTGATGAGAAATGGTATGGTAATGGGAAACCTGATACCAGCCAAGGTAGTAACCCTAACAAGGGTATTGCCACGGAGACCCAAGGGAGGGAAGATAAGCCCGAACTTTACGAAAATGACGTTATCGGAAGGGTGGCGAAACGAAAGAAAAACGACATCTGGACGAGGGGTGGAGAGAAGAGAACTAAATTTAAGGACGAATAAAGAAAGGAGGTGTTTTTATCGTAACTGTATCTGTTTGATATTCAGGTAGCTACAGAAATATCTACGAGTTTATGGTGCTGCGTTTAAGATATTGGTATCTTTGCAGCATCATAAACTTTTAATTTTTATATTATGGATTTTGTAGATTTCGTAGAAAAGTATCAGCAGGAGTTGACTCCTGAACAGATGTTGGCAGTAGCTAAGGCAGTCGGCAAGTATCTCTCATGCAAGTTGAGCGATGTGGAGGTACATCATCTTTGTGCGATGGTGTATGGTGTGTTGAGCGAAGAGCATTTTGACAAACACTTTGCCGATGATGCTATCAGCAAGATGTGGTATGAGGATGCTGACGGAACCAAGCACATGGCTCCTTTCTTTACGGACGAGGAGGTAAAGGAAGTCTTCAACAAGCATCAGGATGATATTTCTGATTACACCATCCATGACTTGGCGGTGACTATGAATCTGCTGAGGAGTGACCATCATTTGATGCTGGAGAGATTCAGCAAGGATGCTGATGAGTTGAAGGAAATGGTGGTTTTGATGGCTATCGAGTATCTGCAAGACCCTGACTGCTTGCATCCTACCAGCAAAATATGGCACACAATAAACGGATAAAGTAACTAATTGGGAATCATTTCTTATCTTTGCATATTATTAATGTTAATAGTATAAAAAGATAAGTTATGACTCCAAACGTACGTGAAGGATTGCAATATGGTACAGCCATTGGAATGGTAGTGAGCGGCATCGTCCTTGCCTTCCTATCATTCTTTCTGAACAACTATATTATTTCGGATGGTGTGCTCTGGTACATCAGCCAAGCGTTGGTTTACTCTGGGGCTATCTTCGGAGTGAACATTTATTTTAAGACCAAATTAGGTAACTTTGAGAGTAAGGTGAAGGACGAACTCGCAAGTATGTTGAAACAAGTAAAGGAAAGCAAATAATATGAAGGTAACAAGAGAACAGATTTTGGCGATTATGCCGAATGCGAAGGCTAAGGTGGATGCTTTTTTGCCTTACATCAATGGTTATGCCGATACGTATCAAATAGACACTCCTAAGCGCATGGCTCATTTCTTGGCTCAGATAGCGCATGAGAGCGGTGAACTGAGATATACCAAGGAACTCGGTAACAGAAACTATTTCTACAAGTATGACGTTGGCAAGTTGAAGAATATGCTGGGCAACCTGAAAGATGGTGACGGCTACAAGTATCGTGGCAGGGGCTTGATTCAGATTACTGGCAGGGCGAACTATCAGGCTTTGCAGAACAGCCGAGAGGTGACTGACGATATTATGGAGCATCCTGAGTTGCTGGAGCAGCCAAGATACGCTACCAAGAGTGCCATGTGGTGGTGGTGGAAGCACGGCTTGAACAAACTGGCTGATAGTGGTAGTTTCGTTGCTATCACCAAGACCATCAATGGTGGTACTTATGGTTTGGAGAACAGACGCAAGTATTTGAAAAGAGCATTGGTAGCACTCAAAGTGTAGGCTTATGAAGAAGTGGTACGATACAGATTTCTGGCAACTCCTGATATATGTTTTGGGTATGCTGCTGATAGCTTTTCTTCTGTCGGGATGCAAGACAAAATACGTCCCGATGGAAAAAGTTATATGTCGGGACGTAGTAAAACACGATACTCTGCATACTTCTGACAGCGTTTTCGTGCGTGATTCAATCTTCCTCAGACAGAAGGGAGATACTTGCTTTCTTGACCGATGGCATGAGAAGACCATCTATAAGAATGTGTATAAGGTGAAGGTGGATTCCTTCCTGAAAAGAGATTCTATCCCAGTACCCTATCCAGTAGAGCGGAAGCTGACGAAGTGGGAGGAGTTTGAATTGAAGTATGCCGCATGGGCGATGGGTGCTACCTGTGTGCTACTGGTATTGTTAGGGCTTTACATTTATAGGAGATTCAAGAATGCGAGATATACGAATATCAATCAACAGAGATAAGGTGTATGAGGAGGTGGCTAAGACCACTGCTTACATCGGTGGCAAGAACTTGGATGCCAACGGCAAGAGTCTGTATGACCAAGTGTTTGTGACGGATGCGGACAGAAATATGCTGGAAGGTTTTTGGCATGATGCCATCGGTGACGTTTCAGCAGCCTTGGAGAGCGTGCTTGCTACAGAAAGAAGTGATTCGGATGAAGAGGAAATCTTCGGGCTGAGAGTAAGCACACTTTTCAAGGAGTCGTTGGCGAAGACCTTGGAGACTACGGCTTTCAGCTATGTAGTAAACAAGATAGTATCAGAATGGTGCTTTGTAGTTTCTAAGGATAAGGCGGAAGACTATCTCAATAAGGCAAATGCTTTGCTGGTGAAGATGGATGCTATACTCTATATGCGTAAAAGACCAACAAGATAGGAGGGTAGGATATGAAACATTGCAATAAGGGATATAAAGTGATGATAGAGTTGGAAAAGAAGGAGTTGGTATACGACATCAAGAATACGGCTTTTTCTTTTGCAGACTCTTATGCCAGCCAGAAAAATATGGATGCCAAGCAGTTGAAGAATGTGTTTGATGTATCTGAGGAAGGCAACCGTGATAAACTGGCTAGGATATTGGATTCTGCCGTGGAGGATTGCAGGGAAATGCTTTTCCGCTTTACCAAGGTGGAAATGCTAGGTGGCGGCTTTGACTCGAACGAGTGGGCAGAGTGCATCGGTTCGCCTACCAATGAGGAGGAAGCCTATTACTTGGCTCTGAGAATGCCAAACGGATTCTCGAAGACCAGCGTGCATACCATGACGGTATACATTCATGATTACATTGTGAATCAATGTCTATATGAATGGCTGATGATTGTTTTTTCTGATGGTGCTGATAGGTTCTGGGCACTGGCTGAGGATAAGAAACAGAAGATTAAGGATGCCAGCAACCGTTCGGCTGGTAGGGTAAGAATTGCATTGCATCCATTTTAGTATATTAGTCGTTTTAGGTTAACACAAAAAGCAAGGGTAGCTATCCATCACGGACGGCTACCCTTTTTTTAAAAAAGATATATATTAAAAAAGAATTTATACGTTTTCTGTGTTTCCAGTAGAGCCACTTTCCTGCTTGGTGGTTATGGTTCCGCTTACCTCAGCGTTGACCTTCAATCCATTCTTCTGCTGCTCGGCATACTGATTCTTATCCTGAGCCATGAAGTTGATGATAGCAGTGGCTATGTTGTAGAGCAGTTTATCGGTGTCACTGCTGAGCGAGTTGGCATCTATTGATGCGTATTTGTTGCTCTCTGCGGTAGAAGATGTTGTCTCCTTCTCACGATAGAGTACTGCCTGATTGATGAACTCCTGAGCAAACATATAAGACTTGCTTACAAGTTGCTTTATCTTGGTGTTGTCAATGTTGAGCGGAGTATCGTAGTGGCTGAGCATTGCGTTGAGACAGCTCATGGCTACTTCCTCTCTCGGCTGGAGGGTGGCGATGGAGAAGACGTTATCAGGCTCCGTGGTTTCGCCTTCATTGGTCTCCTCGCCTTCTGCTGCTGCGCTGATAGGGATGTATGGTCGGGCATGGCTGGAACCATCGGAATCCGTCTCCTTGACGATTTTCGTACCAGTGGTTCGGGTGATGGTTGAGTCGACAATCTTCAAGTCAGCTATTTTAATTTCTGATGAAGAAAAGCATTCACCATCCTTTGTGAAACCATATAAAGGCGAACCAGCACCAAAGGAAACATAACCGTAGTATTGGCTCCTTTCACCTATATCTGCTATTCTCACAAAGTTTGAAATCTCAATCTTGCCATTTTTCTCATATCCAATGGCTGCACCTAGTTCAACTTTCCGTGAGTCAAATTCTAATAATGTATATTCTGCCATAATTATCTTAGTCTGTTTTGTAATCTTGGTTGGAAATCGGTGTGTAGCGTGCTGATAGACTCATTGGCATCCAAGCTGCCCATCAATGCGATTCGGAAATACTTGTATGGAGACCCAACAAGGTTTCTGAGGAACATATTGGTAGATGAACCAATGAAGAACCAGTGCATCAGGTCGTTGCTTCCGAATAGCACCATGCCGCATTTGTTTGCCCCGAAGTCTCCGAAATATCCGCTTGTGATGCAATTAAACATTGTTTTGTGAATCTCCTGCCCAAGAGTCAACGGACGGCTACATAGGAAATAGGAAACCTTATCGGTAGGTTCCTTTACGTAAGCATTGATTATCTTTCCTTCCTTGTCGGTGGCGTAGGCATCTGGATAGATGTTGACTCGCTTGTTGAACACATTATGCATGGTTCCCCACATCTTACTATTTAACGAGTAAACGTAAGCGTAGGTGTAGTTCGGATTGAAGAGGATGATTCGGGCATCGTAATAATCGTAAATCATATCAGCTTCAATGAGGTATCTACGGAACTTGACATACTTCACATCGTCCTCAGGAATGCCACCCAACGCAAGGAGTTTGTTGGGATAGGTTTTATCCTTGACGGAGTGAGAATATATCGTGAGGAAATTGAAAGGATAATCATCGAGCACTTCCGTGATACATACAGATTCTCTGCCCTGCTGCATCATGATACCTCGCTCTGTAGGGAACAGAACTGCATCATCAATCTGCAAGATACCTTTCGGATTGGAACATATATCACGCTGCGCTGGCTGACGAGTCTGATAAGTACCTTCATCACTCAGCATCAGTACCCACACACCTTCATCGGTGAAGGCATAGAGAGGAGCATCTCCAAACTGACCTTCGCTGATTGGTCGGGTATTGGCGGCTAGTGCGCTGATAACAGAAGAACCTACCTGAACAGAGTTCTTGGCAGGGAACACAAGAGGGTTCTCTGCTTCGCTTACTTTTAGAAGGTTAGGGCTATTTTCTACAGATGGATTCTTGTTATATTGTTTATATTCTTCAATAACCTTATTCCACTCTTCTTCTGTTGATGCAGCCCACGGAAGTTCAAAGGTGATACCGTTTTTCGTATCTTCACCTATATAGAACGAGAATGCAGTAGAATCAGAAGATAGCGGATTTACTATTGCCTTTTCGTATTTTCCACCTTCTATAAGTTGGTGGCGGTAATAACTTACACGTAGCACATCGTTGATAGGAACACAATAGATGGTTTCATCTATGTAGGATAGCATACCTTTCCAGAGGATGGAATTATTACGGGTCTCCACTTTGATGATACCTTCTTTGTCGAATACTCCGTTACCTGACGTATACGTGTTTTTGAGTTTAATATCTCCTGTATTGATGTTTCCTATATGCAGTCTGTTGTTGTAGGTGATGGCGGTTGTACCGCCAAAATCAGAACGGAACAGATTGGCTAGCTGGATGCTCTCTTCTGCTTCTGTAACTCTTTTAAGGGTATGTTTCTTGCCGAGTTCTGTCTTGCTGATGAAGATGGAGTGATAGAAGACAAGATTGTCAATCTCCTGCTTAGCTGTAGATACGCTCATCTTTGGAAGATAGAACTTTCCTTGTCTTTGCTTGTCTCCGTCTGTAAAGGTAAACGTATCTACTGGTTTAGATAAATCGGCAAAAGGATTTCCTTTAGTAAGGAATATGTCTACACCTTGAATGAGGTCGTAAATCTGTTCTAATGACTTGAATGTTATCTGTATATCATAAGCAGTCAGACTGCCAGCATTGCTAACATATATCTGTTTGTTGTCAGCGTTGAAGTTAACTTCGTCTATCGTGTTGTATATTCCGTTAAGGCGGAATATGTTGGATATGTTGTAGTATGAACCATCGTATAGTCTTACTGCAACAACAGCAAAAGTGTTATATTTCTGATGCGTATCACCCAGTGCTGCCAGTGTGCGATTATTCTCTGCATCAATGGCAGAGAAAACTTTCGGAACTTTATCTGCTGGTATATTTGTAACCCTGCGGTTACCTTCATTGTCATTTCCAAAACTTGACCATGAGAAGTAGTCCCAAAATACGTCAGCTAAATCAGCAACAACACTACTGAACGATTCCGTTTTGTTGATGCTTACTGATATATCGTAATCGAAATTGTTTCTTGCGAACATCGTGTAGCTGGCATTTGCAGGAATCCAATAACCATAAATGGTCTTTGAAACACCGACAAAACAGAGGATATTGCCAACTGCTGTAACGGCATTGACGTGGAATCCGTTGAGGTTGATGGTGTTCTTGGTTCCGTCTCCACCTTTCTCCATCCAGTACCAAGTATCATCTGATTTTCGGATGAAGTAGTGGGAGTGAATCGCTTCATCGTGTGTTACCTTATGCACCAGTTCAATGGTATCTCCTGCATCCAGCGTGATGTTCGGCTCGGCTACTACTGGCTGGTGAATAGGGTGGAGTGCCCCATCCTCGTTGATGAGGTTGAGGCAGGTTGCCAACTCGCCATCCTGACAATTATAGTCGGATGGTGAGTGTGTCAAGCCTTGAAATATTACATCTTGTCTTGTTGCCATGTGCTTAAATTTGAGTTTGGTCGCATGATTTCGTAATAAGGTTCTCCTTTCTCTGACTTGCGTGGGATGCAAGTAAGGCGAACCATTCTGTTGAGAGGAAGGTTGTACTCATCAAGGATGGCGGTGATGGAAGGGTAGTCACTTCTGAAACCTACCTTCTTATACTTCTGATTGAATTGAAGCTGAGCGAAGGCGGTGTTGGCTTTTCGAAGGTATTCCCAGTCTTCACGCATGCAGAATCCGTATGTACCTCGGTCAGATATTCTGAACACGAATATGGAGTATTCTGTACGTTCTTTCTTGATGATGTGGTCATAGATACCCTTGGAGAGTGTGACCGAGTTGGCTCTTCCGTCCAGTACCACAAAATCGTTGCGGTGTCGGAAACCATTGATTTTATCTATTAAATACTTGAATTTCATTTTGCAAATATACTATGAATTTATGAAATGCTTATTTTATCTGTTAATGATTCACGTCTTTTTCTGTTGATGGCTTGCATCAGGCTGACGGTTCTCTTTGCATTCTCGCTACGGAGACAACCGCAAGAGCGTGTGAATCCTGAGAGTAGGGCAGAACTGAGGATTTTCTTTCCTCTGCCACAATCGCACTTGCATATCCAGTAGACTCCGTTTCTTGCTCCCTTTTCGGCAGGGGCACGGCGGCAGACAACCAGTCTGCCAAACCTTTGCCCAGTGAGGTCTTTAATCTTTGCCATGTTACTTCTCTGCCAGTTTCTTTGCCTCTTCAACTGATACTGGCTTTCCGCTGAGAGGTATGCGGAAATCGAACTTGGAGCGGAAACCATAATAGCCTACGAAATCGAAGCTCTGTTTCATACGCTCATCTGTGGTGATGTACTTCTTGTAAGCCTTCACCTCCTTCTCTGAGCGGTAGATGGTAGAGTTGACGAAATAGGAACTGGTTCCCTTGTTGGCGATAACTGCAATAAAGAACTGCTTACCAAGGAATTTTTCCTTGATACGCTGAATAATTGAGATTTTCTTTGTATTCATATATTAAATTTGATTAATTATTAAGAAGAATGCAGATAGGCTGCAATCTTTTTACTATTCGATTCCACAAGATACGATGCAATCTTCTTTGTTGATTCCTCGGAAGTGTTCGCATCGCTGGCAAGCAAGGCTGCCAACATATAGTATTTCGTTGGTGTACTTGCCGTATATGCCGAATGGGCAGGGAGTGGTGTACTCGAAGTGCCCACCGACAAATTCATTGACGTTAAATTTTGGATATTTCATTGTTTAATTGTTTATTTGTATTCTGTGTTTTTTCCGTCTGCCACATCATCGCCAAGAACATCTTTGATTTTCTTTTCGATGAACTCATCAGATGTAAGTTTCTTTATAAGAGAATCAATGTCTGGTAATTCTGCATCGACTCCATCTTCCTTCACTTTTGAGGTAATGAAGCCATTCAGTGCTTTCCCCCATTCGCTATTGGCTACGTCTGCCAATGAATCCTTTTGGATTTCAAGGCTTTCTTCAACTCTCCGTTATCACGGAAATATCTGAGCACTTCCGTCAATGCAACGACAAAGTTCTTGTCTTGCATCGGGTTGCTCTTTGCCTCTTCAAGCTTAAGCATCAGGAAGAGTAATGATGAATGTAAATCTGTTTTATCCATAACTATTCATCTTTTACGCCAAATGGAGTACCATCGGCAAATGTGTACTCTTTAAAAGCACAGGAGAAGTCTTTAACACAACTATTTTTTCCTAAAATGCTTATGCCAGCTTGAGATACACTAACTATAGCTGTTATTTTGCCTGATTTTATTTCTTTTATCCATCCATTTGGATGATGCTTTATTATCTCTTTCAAGCATGTACTTGAATAAGTAAAAGGAATCCATGTAGGCTCCTGTTTGATGCGATACTCTACATCGTCATAGAAATGTGGTTCTATACAAGTTCTCCATTTGCAGTCACCTTTGTCAAAATACTCAATATCTTGACCTTCGCTGAATGCCTTGATTATAGGCAATAACTGCTTTGCTTGATTTCTATTCATACTCAATCCTCCAACTCTTTAAGTGCTGCATTAAGATAATTAATCACGGCATTCTTACCTCTTTCAGCAGACTGCGTTCTTACTTTTATACCACCATTGCAACAAACTTTTGCCAAGTCAATGTAATGTTTTGCTTTTTCTTTACTCATTGCTTATCCTCCTTTGTGTTACATGTTGCTTGGTCTCCTTCATAGTAAGGAGCACCGACTTTAGGTAATATCTGAGTGTTCCTATTACAGGAACATTGCATTACCCAAGGTGCGTTTACCTTTCCGCATCTAGGGCATATCCATCCTTCTTGTGCCATATCGCATTAAACTTTACTTATTATTTATCCTCATTAATTAAACCAACCTAGATGGGCAGCTTCATTCCACCCATACTTACCTTTGCGCATTTCATCATGGAAGTTTATTCCACGCTTAATGCGCCACTTGCTTATCTTTCTTTTCTTCATATTGCATTTAACTTTGCTCATTGCTTATCCTCCTTTGCCTTTTTTTTAAGATAAAATGTTCTCCAATCTTCAAAAGTCCAATCTCTTGTGTTATGAGTAAGATTGAAAACTTCCGTATCTTTCTCTAACTGGAGTAACAGCCAAGCGTAATCTTCATATCGCTGTCTTAGCAATCTTTTGCGACACAATCTTACATGCTTGTATAACTTATAATCAGCGGTTGCAGCATCAAAGATTATTTTACCTACTATTGCTAACAGATAAGCAGATATAACCCCTAATGCAATCCAACCTAACATTGTAATTACTAAGTCCATATTCTCTTCTTTTTACCCTCCTTAGTAATTGATAATCTTCTGTGTCTTGCGAACCTTGGCAAAGAAATCAATGATTTCTTGTGAAGTTGCTTCTCTCCAGCAGCCTTCCTTCATCCAGTTACCAATACCATTTGACTTCTGAATCATTCCATCAGAATCCTCACCAATTATCACACCATATCCATCAGCGTTAACAAAGCCATCATGGATAAACACTTTGCCATCACCATCAACTAAGATAGTACCTGCTTTAAATTCACTTAATCTCATATTCTTTTCTTTTTACCTTCTCCCTGTCGCCAAGGAGAGGGCTGTTAGTTACTCTGTTACTTCAATGTACTTAACGGGATTGTTCGGGTCTGCACAACATGCGTGCTGAATACACTCAAACTTACCATCAAATACGCATCCTACACATTCTAACGTAGGGTCTGGAACTGCTCTAATCATATTACTTATATTTATATCCCATAAGGGATGGTTAATCTTTATAAGTATTTGCATCTAAATCAATAGCTACAAATCCCATTGTAGTACTAGGAATTCCGTTCCGAACCTCACTTCTATATTCGGAAAAAAGAACTACTGCGTGTTTGCGACCTTTAATGTCTAGTATTTCGTATCTTTCATACGAATGTCTATTACTCATAATCTATCTATTTATATCCTATAAGGATGGTTAGTTACATTGGTGTCTTTGCTATGATGTGTGTATCAGATGAAACATGCAGAAATATGTTATCACCTTCTGTAGAAGTATTCTTAACATCATAAGAAACGCCTTCTTTTTTGTCAAATACAAACATTTCACAATCACCACCAGTGATGTCAATGTAAGATTTTAAATGCTCTATCAACTCACTTGCTTTCATATTTCTGTTCTATTTATGCCCGAAGGCTGTTAAACATCAAATCTTTCTGTCTTTATGAGTTATTATCTCACATTCATTCCCTCTAGGATTCCAATAACCGCATTGGTAACATTTTCTTCCGTAGAAAGGGCAATGGTGGTTTATTTGTGTTGCTATGCTCATACCTACACCTCCATTTTCAAGTTTTTTCTAGCCCAAGCTTCAGCCTTTGGCTTAGTCTTGAACTTCTTATCTACTTCATGCCAAACTCCATAAGGAGCGGTCTTATACTCGATGAGAAAAAGACCTTTCTCAATCTTTACGATTCTGTATTCATATACTTCCATACGCTTATATTTCTAAATTGCTATCTAATTGCAAGCCATAAAGAATATGCTGGAGTTCATCTACACATTTTATCATAACAGTATCGTCTTTTCCGTCATTGAAAGATACTCCGCAAATTCCCAAGAAATTATTATATCGCAAAGTGAAAGGGTATTCTTGGTGTTTATACCACCTATGCCCAATACATTCTCCTTCAGAGCGATAACATGTCCATCCATTCTTTTTAAGAAACTCTTCCCAAATATGAACATGCATAATATCATTTTGACAAATTTTGCCCAAGCTTTGCCCATCAATAACTTTCAAGTCGTAAGAATAATCTATATTGAACGGATAGACACTACAGACAACACAAATAAATCCGTGACTATAAACTATATCACCCACCATATAACGGGGTGGCTTTCTAAATTCTTTCTGTGCCATACGCTTTACTCCTTTACTTCTTTAAAGATTACATTCTTTTTGTCTGAACGATATTTAGGAAGACACTTCAATCCAAGTGGAGCTGCACCACAATAGCCAGCCACTCCTTTAAAGAAGCATCCTTCACAAGTGTCATGTTCAACAGCTTCAAGAATAATAGTTACTCTTTCGCCAACTTTAAGCTCTTTCATGCGCTTAGTCTTTTATATATTCGTTTACTTCACCCAAAACCTGTGTTAGCAGGTTCTTTAGAATCTTCAATTCATCATTCGAATATGTAGCTATTGGATAACCATCAAGGGTAGTATCGCCAAATAAGCTACGACTTATCTTTAATGAGTGTTTATTCTTTTTTCATTTCTCTCCTCCTTCCTTTGGCAGTAAATCATCAATATACAACCAACGAGTAATATTAGCACCAGAACTATAAGCATCCCAATTTTTAAACAGAGCATCATTTTTCTTGAAAGAAATGTAGGTTTTAATGCTTTCTGTTATTTTTACTTCTGCAAGGACTTCTGCGAACTCCCTTGGTTCTTCGCTAGCAGGATGCCACAAATCCTTAATAAACTCATTGACAGCCCACTTAGCACCAGCTTCAAATCCGGCAGCATTACCTTCAATAAATGCAATATGATGTGGTTGTAAATGATTCTCATCATACTTTCTGGATTCAAATACTTCGTCAGCATACATTCTTGATGCCTTTTTTATTTTATAATCGTCTATCATAACTTACTTCTCCTTTAAACGTTCTATTAATTTATCTGCGATTTTGATAGCAGAATTAACAACACTGTCATACATAGAGCCAGAACGTTGTGCAAGACTTGCTGCAACATCTTTTGCTATCTCATATCTTCTCTGCTCCCAAATGGTTTCTTCGTTATCATTATTCTGGGTAAAGCTTGAACAAAGTATTACATCCTCCTCATTTTGTTTGGGTCTTTTGCTACAAAAAAAATATCTGGAGCAGTAACTACATAATCCTTTCATCCCTCACCTCCTTTCCACTCATCAGTCGTTCCCAGTAGATGTGCTGTCTCTTCGTTGTAAGGGATGCAATATAAGTTTGAACTTCCATCAATGCATATATGATAATCTGTCTTATGTGACTTATGTGAATAGAAGTTCAATACCCAATAATCTTCAGAACATCTTCTTGAAAGTACCTTATCGAATGGTTTCAAATCAACCTTTGGTTTCAAATCAACCTTTGGTTTCAAATCAACAACTTCTTTCTTCTTATCCCAAGCCTTACCTTCCTTTGCTAGGGCTGAAAAGAGTTGCTGCTTCTCTTCTTCTGTAGCAAATCTATACCCTTCAGCTGATACACAATTATCGTCAAACAATAATCCAAACGTTTCATCTATAGAAACATAGAAATAAAGGGTATGCTTATAAATCTTTCGGCATATTGCAACTGATTTTCCATATACCACTATATCCCCATCCTTGAACTCAGGCTGAGGTTTCTCTACTTCCAAAGTCTCACCATTGAGTTTACCACCCAATTTTTCCTCAATGGTTTTGATGTAAGTCTGAGCAACATCATCGTTGGCTTTCTCAAATACAGAAGTTAACATTTTAGTTTCTTCTTTATTATAATCTTCTTCGTCACAATCTTTCCAAAGATAATGCTTGCCTTTAAATCTTGTGTAGGCATCATCCTCAAACTTTTCAAAGATAATATGCACGTTATCTTTACTAACCAACACATCACCTTTCTTCCATGTGAACTTAGACCAATCACGCATTGATTCGCTAGGGTAGATGCACAAAACTCCTTCCTTGCACAATTTACCGTCTTTATCGAACCATGGTTCTTTATTATGATGCTTAACTTGAAAAGCATCACATTTATCAGTAACGACATATAACGTAACTTCCCCAAACATATCAGTCCAGAGTTTCGTACCTTCTGGCTTATTCTTAAGGATTTCTGCTATATTAATTTCTTTTTCCATATCACTTCACTCTTTTAAATTGAACAGCCTTTCCGTCTTTTCTAGTGCTTGCGCTACAGTCAAAATCTCCACAAACATTCTCATGAGATATTGTTACATATCTCATCGAAAAAACAGCCATTACATTGTTCTTTCTCTGTCTCAACCACCTTTAAGACGATTTCTGACCCAATAGATAAATCTTCCATACGCTTTAATTTCTCATGATGTGACACTTGACAACCTTGTTAACTAGATGAGGTTGCGAATTATTGAAATTCTCAATAAACTGACGTTCCATCTGCTCAGGGAAGATGGGCTTGGTCGGCTTTGGAATGGTGATGGTAGCTTGAATTTTGCTACCATCACTCAACGTCATTAAGCATCTTCTTGAAATTTCTTCTATTCCAAACATATTGATGTCCTCCTAATATAAGCATCCGTGAAGGTACGGACGAGATTCGTTATACTGCATTTTCAACTTGATGTGCTCAACTAGGTCTATGCCTTCTATGTGGGCTAGGGCGAAGACCTGAACCAGAATATCCTGCAAGCGCAAGGTGTTCATCCATGCTGGCGAGCAGGAGAAAGGGAAGTAGGTCATGCGAGTGATGATGAGGTACATGGCATCAGGAAGGGAGTAGGTTCCGTGCTCGAACTCTACCTTGTGATACTCCTCTGTCTTTTTGAGTTCAATATCATTCATCAGGCAGATTATCTTCTGAGAGTTGTAGAATCCCAAAAGCGACATGATGCGGATGGCGATGTCTGCAAACTCAGATTGTACGGTTCCTTCCAAGGATTCCTCGTAGGCTTGCTCCTCAGATACTCCCAGCCATTTGTTGTAGTCTTCAATGCTTCCGTTGCGGCTGTGGCGTTGGGCTTGGATGGCTTCGCCCATTTCTGTGATGATGAGCATTAACGCTTTGTTGATGTCTAAATCAGACTTATAAAAGCCTTTGGCTTTGGCATTTTCGTATGTCTTGGTCATAAACTGCTTTAGCAGTTGTTGTGTGAGTGGTGTTTGTTCCATATTGTTCTTGATTTTTTTGTTTTCTGATAGTGAATGCCATATCGTTGAGGGTTCTGCACCAGTTTACCTTGCCTTCTGCGCATAATTCATTGATGGCTTGGTATGGCTGATGGCATCCTCGGTTGATGATTTCAGATGTGAGGACGTGTGGCGGCACGATGTGGGCAGCTTCACGCTCTGCCTGAATCTCAGCGATGATGGCTAGGATTTTTTCTTTCTCTGTCTTCATGAGGTGAAGGTAAGAATGAAACTTGGGTGACTAAAGACTGATACATAAGAATTTCCTTATTTCCGTTTATGTCCATGCAGCACCATTTTCCATCTATCATGGTTCCGATGATAGGCTTGTCGTTGTACCACATGATAAGGGTCTTTCCTTCAAAGAGAAGGCGGTGGGCTTTGCTTACTCGCTTGCCTACCTTGATATAGCCGAATATGTTCATGTTAGAAGAGTGATAGCTGACCAGTCTTGTCATGGTAGTGATTCCCAGAAGGGAATATCAGTTCCTCGAACATGGCGGTCAGGCAGTTGGTTACTATTGAATTTCCTGCTAGGGCATAGAGTTTGCTCTTGCTGATAATGAGTTGACCAGTCTTCTCCTTGCTTAGGAGTTTGTCTATGTCAGCTTCGTGGACTCCCATCAGTCGGAAACAATCTCTTGGAGTGTACTTCCTGATTTGGATGGAGTATCGCTTTCCGTTGGGAGCGGTGTGAATGATTTCTTTATTCATGATTGTTACGAATGTCATTGATGATGAATCTATTGTGGTAAGCATGGTAGGGGCGATTCCTTGATATACTTGCTGATTATATAAGTCTAAGACTTGCCCCCCATATCAGGTTTCACCTTCCCCGATAGGAGCAGGGATTTCATTCTCTTTCCTCCTGTTATCATATCTCCTTTACGATTAAGAATAGTGGGATGCAGTTACCTCCGTGACCCATGGCTGAATTGAGAGTAGGTGAGATTCCCTTGGTGGAATAGACTCTGGTCTGCTGCTCTATTCTGCCTTTTGTTTGGAGGTTTGCTAGCTTTATAATTTTGTCGCACATTATAATTTCTTGATGATTAAGACTCCACCCTTTGGATAATGACCAGTGTCTAGCATATTCATTACGCTGGTCATAGAAAAACTGGAGGTGACTGCAACAGAGCAGCCATCAGCAGTTTTCGGTATTGAAATCTTCGGGGTAGAGTTTTTCGATTGATTCATTGATGTCTGCTTTGCAGAGATACTTTTCTAGGAGTGGCTGAGACATGAAATATTCAGGAGAAACATCATCTTCCAAGATGTCCTCAACCGTAGTCTCTAACTTGATAGGCGAAGGGAAGTGATACTCTGGGTTTGGTTCGTCTTCTGTGCGGAGGATGGAGATAACGAAGATGCGTTCACGATTCTGATGGATTCCGTAATCTTTTGCATTCAGTACCTTGTAGAAGGAGGTGTAACCGAAGGAGTCGAGGTCTTTCAGATATTGGAAGAAGTACTTTCTCATTGACTTTGAGAGAAGACCTTTCACGTTTTCGAGCATCATGTACTTGGGTTTCTTCACGGCTAGCATTCTCTTCTCCTGAAAGATAAGGGATGAACGTGTGCCACTGCCTTCCTCGCCACCTTGTCTGAGTCCTGCATTGGAAAAGTCTTGGCAGGGAGAAGACCAACTGATGAAGTCGAAGTCGGGAACTTCATTCCAATCAAGAAGGGCAATGTTGCCGTAGTTTGGGATTTCCCTGCCATGAAGAAGTCTGTAGGCTTGGATGGCAGAAGGTTCTATCTCGGAAAAGCCTACAACCTTGAAGTCGAACTCAGGATGCTTATCTTTGAGGTACTTGAAGGCTAGGCTCTGGCTGCCATACCCTGCGAATGCCTCGAAGACTCTGAGGGGATGCTGCTTGTTGTACTTGCTGATTTGTATCATTGCGGTAAACGGTTTCGTAGATGTTACGGATTCCACTGGATGCCCAAGCGTTCCAAGGTTCCATTGGCTTGATATATCTCCAACTGCTTTCTACAGAAGCTCTGAGGATTCTTTTGCAGCACGTCTATCATTCCGTAGATGCGCTGGCGGAAAGCGTGGTTCTTGTCTTCTTCTGTTATCTGCTGCTCTACCTTGGTCTTGGCGATGAGTTGGCTGATTTCGGAAGGATTCTCGTTGACGGCTGCTGGCGGTGGTGTGGCTCCGATGAGTTCGTCTTCCCATCCTCGCTGGTTTAGGAAGGTTTGGAAGTTCTTGCGATATTTTTTATCCTCGGTTGCAATCACATATAATGGAACATATTCTGTAGCTGCTTTTCTGTCAGCCTTACTCATACTATTCCATTTCTTTCTTAGCTTATCTTTGCAGCCAACTTTCTTATCGTATAAATTCCAAATATTATCGAAAGTATATTCATCTTTGACTTGCTTGGGAGGAGCAGTAACCTTGTAGCCATTCTCTTCTAGAAGCTGGATGGCTTGTTTGATTTCATCTGTCATAGTTCACCATTTAAATAATTGTCGATTGCTTTGATAAATTCATCTATAGAGCGGACGATGATGTACTTGCCACCATGTCGTTCTACTTCATACTGGAATACCTTCTGTTCGGGTTCCTGCCTACCTTTGGGTGTCTTGTTTTCGATGCAGAGGAAACCGTACTGGGAGGTGCGCTTCAGGAGCAGCATATCAGATACTCCTGCCTTCATGCCTTCTTCTTTAAGCCATGCGGCTTGTCGGGAGGTTCGCTTGCCACCATTAGGAACGGCAAAGAAGACTCCTTCAAGGTCAGGATATACCCCACGGATATACCTGACCTCTGCGGCTTGCAAGTTGTGCTCATCGTAGGATGAACGCTTGCGTATCTTCTTGCCTTCCTGCTCTAGCTTTGCCTTGATTTCAGCGTAGCTTGCCATTACCAATCAGTTGAGAAAAGGTCGTTGAGAGAATCTTTACCCATTAAGCGGATGGCTTCTAATACAAGGTCTTCACTCTTGAAATAAACATTTGCTTTGTCTATTACTCTAGTGTACATTGCGGTAAAAGTATCGCTTTCTTTGCAGATATTCCAGTTTGGATTGTTTCCATCGAAACATGGTTTCCAGCCACCATTGAGATACTTGGCGATGTTCAGCAACTTGTTGTAGGCATTCAAACGTTTTGCCTGAGCCTCGCTAGTGCAGTTATCAACATCATTGTAATTTGAAAGTGATGCTTTGTCTGTATCGACACTATCTTTATAAGACCAGTATGTCTTCTTCCCCAAGAATAACTCCTTGCAAATATCATCATAAGTGATAGGATTGCCTTCCTCTGCATCAGGAGTCTTCTTCTCGTCTCCTTCAATTTTCTTGCGAACCATCAACTTACCATCCTCAGCGAAGAAGAACTGGAGGTTATCTGGGATATGGTACTCTACTGCCGAACCATCAGCAGGAATGCGCAACTTAGATAAGGTTGCCTTTCCGTTATTGATGTTGGTAACGTCCTGATTACTGATGCCTTCTGCATGAATATCAGGAGTCTCTTCCTCGGCAATCTCTGACATCTTCTTGGCAATCATATCTATACCTTTGCCAACGATTGCTCCGAAAAGCATCTGTGCAAATGGTGGTAACTCTGGGGTGTTGTTGCGCTGACGATTACGTCTGTTGTTGCGCTTGTCGTTTCTACGTGTCATACTAACTATAATTTTGTAAAATGTTATTAAACTCGTCTTCTGTAATACCATTAGCCATGAGAATGGTTAGGATGGTATCAAGACATCTGCTATATACTTCATTGAAGGCTGGCTCATCCATCTTGGCGAAGGAGATAGACTTGGCTCTCTCCAAGAACTTCTGTCCGTTGAGGTCGTAAAGCGGTTCGCTGAATCCTGATGTTATCAGAAGTTGCTCTCGGAATGTGTCTATTGAGCGGAGGTTGATGCGCTGCTGCTCTGTGAGACTATCCCATGCTGCTCTGATAAGGGCGAAGAACTTACGATGGAACTTTACGTTGCGTGGTCGGACGATGTTCGCCTTGACGATGGAACCAACCTTTATCTTTTTCATTTCCTCGTAATCATCATCCGTGTATGGGCGAAGACCAGTGGAGGTTCTTACTAGATGGATTTCCATACCTTATATTATTGGTTTGGGGCAGGAAAGGGAAGACCCTGCTGCTGACCACCTGCATATTGAGCGTTCTGCTGAATCGGTTGACCGCTTGCGTTAACCTGAGGGGGAAAAGCCTGCATCTGCTGCTGGATAGGTGCTGGCTGAGGTGGATAGTTGGCTGCTTGCTGCTGAGGAACCTGACCTATCTGACTCTGCATCATCTGTCCCTGCTGCTGGGCATTTGGTCGTTCTACCTTCCAGCAGTCCAACTGATTGAACCATCGTCCGTCTCTAGACTGATGTGCCTTCAATCCGATGTTTGCGGTGATGATTTCACCTACCTGAATGCCGAACTGCTGAATCTTGTCAGAACCGTAAACTTGGATAACGGCTCTTGAAGGGTACTGCTGATTCAGTTCCTCAATAACGTACTCTACGGAACTCCATTGGGTTCCGTTTTGGGAAGTTCCCATTTGAACTTGCCCTGCTGCAATAATTTTGCCTGTAAACTTTACATTCATATTGTTACTTAATTAAGTTTGATTCTTATTGACGGCTTGGTGGTCGTTTCCTTTAGATAGTACTCGTAGTGCTCTGGCTCCGTGTCCTTGAACAGCTTCGTGTCGAAGGTCTTCTTTGTGGTAGCTGCCACATAAGAGTAAGAACCGATGTTGGTCTTGATGGATTTCTGCTTATTGGCTTCCATCATCTTCATCATCTGCTCCTTCAAATCATCCTGCTTAATCTTCAGGGCATCCATACGAGCGGAAACTAGTCTGTACTCCTGCTCTAGGGCAGAGAATTGCTCAGGAACTTCCACCTTATATTGGTAGTCGGCATCCTCAGCGAGATAAGCGTTGATTAACTCGTCTATCTGCTCATCTGATACCCTTGGGAGTGGCTGGAACTTGCTCTGTCCGTTCTTGAACCACATGCAGACAATCTCCTTCACCTTCAAGTCAGGATTCTGCTCCTCGAACCATTTGGCATAGATGGATAGCTGGAGAGATACGTTGTCGTAGTGGAGGGTGGCGGTGGTCTTGTAATCTACCAGATAGATGTTTCCTTCTTTGTCAGCAAAGATTCCATCAATGGCAGATGCGAAGTTCTCGCCATCTGTAACTAGATACTCGGATGCCACATAGTGTAAATCGTATGCGACTAACATACTATGGAAGGCAAGAAGCTCTTCCGTAGGGTTCGGGTATTGTTTGAGGTCTGCATCAAAGATGGAACAGAAGGTTTCAAACGTATTGTGGATAAGTCCTCCTCGCTCTGCTGCCTTCATCAATACCGATTCTGGAATGTTCTTGTAGGTGTCGGGGAAGGCTTTCTTGATGAGCGTTCCAGTGACTCCTTTCAGTTCCTTCTTGCCGATGAAGTACTGGTGAGATTCCTCAATGAATGTTACTCTTGGCACATTCAAGGTGATTTTCTTTGTTTCTTCTGTCATATTATTGTAATCCTAATTCTTTCTTCTTAGCTGATACTGCTTGCATAAACTGAGGGCTGGCGGTGAGCGGCTTGTATGTCTGAACAACCCATACCAGATTATCCTTGTTGACACATCTGCTTAGGTAAGCCAATCCTTCGTTCAGGTCATTGGTGTGATACTGTGGGGTTGCTGGCTGCTGGGCGGCTTGTGAAGGCTGGGCGGTTGGATGCTGAGTCTGTGTCTGCTGCTGCGCTGCCTGATGCTGCCCATCATTGGTGGTATCAGAATCAGCATTATCATCAATGGCAAAGAGACCATTGAGAGCATACTTTCGAGCGTAAGATGAGGATGCTCCAGTAATCTGACTGCCATCCATGCCTTTCTTGGTTTCCTCTTCTCTAGCCCAGCCAGTGGTTGTTTCACACTCGCCCTTCTCGTTCTTGATTGTAGCAGTTGCCTTCACGTAGATGCGGTTGCCTATCAAGACTACATCATCGGTGATGGTGAGCGTACATTTCTGCTTGGCGAGTAAAGGCTTGACAGCTTCAAGGATGTCTTCTGCCTTGCGATACTTGTAGCCACCGAATTTGTTGAACTGACTCTTCGGGGCTTTCAGTTCCGACTGAATTGCGATAAGTTCTTTCATATCTTATATGTATTTAAGTTGTTATTGATACTTCCATTCGTAGCAGCTGCATCTGTAGCCACCATTCAGGTTCTTCTTCGGGTTGTCACACATGGTCGAGAAGATACAATCGTGACAACTGTTTGCTTTATATATCATATTGTATGGTTTAATGTTCAAATTAAAAACCCCACGGTTCTCACGAATGGTGGGGCGAGTGTTTTATGTCTAATCATTAACCTGAGCGGTCGCTACCGTCTCACAATGTAATTTGTATGGTATATAATATGTCAATTTATGTGATTTCTATCCAAAAAGGAGGGGCAGTAAAATGAATATGATTAAAACTGCCACCTCCGTGGAGCGACATCTATACAATCTTGCCGGACACTGAATCGCTCCTTGGTTCCCTTCTGCATTTATGGAGGCTTAGGACTCCCAGCACTAGTAATCGCACACATTTTGATATATCTAAATCTTATGAATAATAACCTATTTACCAATATGAAGAAAGAAAGTCAACGTGCTGGCTGCATTAAAACCGATTTGTAGTTGTGCGCTTCGACCTTTCTGCTACCTTATCTTTAAGGGTCACGGCATGAGGTCTGCATCTTCACAAGTGAACTCCAAGCGTTCCATATTCCACCCAGTGGGTGTATGTATTAACTTGCCACTTCCACGTCTAAGCATCATCTGTGGTTAATGATGCTCCTTTTGGGTACGTGTACCTCTCTAGGAAGGTTTATCCTATCCGATATAAAGCCTTGGAATCGGGCTATATGGGGCGCAAGGTGGGACTCGAACCCACGACACATGACATTTCATACTCTACCATCTGAGTTACTTGCGCTGGCTAACCAATAATCTAACTAACTTAAAAACATAAGTAAAAAATGACTATATTTATCACTTGTGGAGACTGGGAGTAGCAAACTCCAAAAAACCTCTGCTATTTACCGAATGAAAATTCGATGGCTGAAACATTACAAGACTTAACAAATTAATAATTTAATACTAAATTCAACTTGTGAGGTTCAATCTCCATATATCTTACTTGCCTACCTCCTTGAAGTAGGAGCGGATTTCCTTGATTACGAGGACAAACATGGCAATAGATGCCACGAACATAATATCTGCGAACATAAGTTTATCTGTTTAATGGGTTACACAATAGGCTGCTGCCTCTGATTCTATCTCTGCCATGCTCTTGCTGCGGTTCTGCATCATCCAGTCTTCCAACTCGCTCTTCTTGAAGTAGAGCAGGTTGATATTTGGCTTGTAGCAGGGGAGTATGTGCTTTCTGACGTTCTCCCTCACTCCTCGAACCGTCATGCCTAGTATGATTGCAGCTTCTTTAATGTTGAGCACATTCTTTGCTGCTATCAGCGAATACTGCTCGATGCGGTCTAGCTGCTCCTTAATCTCTGGGTCTATCATATCAGTCGAATTTGAGGGTTTGTTGACTGGCACCAGCTGCTTTGGATGGCTCTGTTCCACCAGTGCCCTTATCGCTGGGAGTGTTCTCCTGCTCTATTAAGGGGAGAATGCCCTTCGCTTTGAGTGATTCATATAGGAAGATTCTTCCTTTCGTTGTCCACTCGGTGTTGTACTTCACATCGTGCCGACCATCACTTCTTAGTATATCTACCGCTCTGCTGTGAACGTAACCACCAGTGAGGAACTTTCCGTACAATATCCACTGACCTCGAACCTTATGCTGAATCTTCATCGCTTCCAGTTCTTTATTCAGTTTCATGGCACTCATTCCGTAGTCTTGTGCTATCTGGGTGACGGTCATGGTGGCATTGCTCTGCAAGATTTTATCGTAGTAGCTGACCTTCGGCAGCATTTCGGTAATCTTGTTACCCAGTTCCATGTTCTCTTTGCTGATAGTGAGGATGGTTGCTTGCTGCTGCTTGTTCTCCAAAGCTAGCTGCTGTTTCTCCTCCTCGGACTTGACCAGAGATTTGAGAGCTTCGAGATAGTTCTGAGGGACGGATGGCTTTTGGTGTTGCTCCTCCAGTTCCTTCCATCGTTTAATCAACTTGGCTCTCGCTTCATCGTTGAATTTGGTGGCAATGTAGAGACACTCTTCCTTGTTGAGGGAGTAGTAAGGTCTCATCTTGTGACCTCCATTGTTTGTCTCAACCTCTTCTTGCATCAGGGAAAAATTTCCCCCTTGCACTTTTTGCC